TGAAACTTTTACTGGAATATTCGACAGAATTGGATTAACTAAATTAAATCAATTAGCTGAACAAGGTGATCCAAAACTTGTTAAATCAGTAATGAAAGGTTGGCAAGATATAAAAGATGAAGATGGCAATGAACTGCCATTTAACAAAAAAGAACTTGATAGCTTTTTAGATGATCCACATTTTTTAAGAGCAACAGTTCAAGCTGTTCTTGAAATGACTCAGGAAGCTCCTTCAAAAAACTAATAGAGGCCACTGAATATTGGCTTGGCAGTGGTCACGAAATAGATGAGTCCTATGAAGATGCAATAGCACTAGGGATTGTTGGTATGCCAAAGAAAGAGAAAGAAAAAGATTTTGTTGTATTTGAAGAAAACTGGGAGATTGTAATGATGTTTTTACGACTACAAACTCAATGGAATGTCTCTATGTCAGGAGTAATTGGATTGAAGTATGAAGTCTTAGAGTGGTTTTGCCGTCTATACTTAGTTGACGATGCTAAAGCCATGTTGGAAGGGATTCAAACAATGGAAAGAACAGCATTAAAGGTACTAAACGAGAAGGATAAATAAATGGCTGATGCTGCTACCACTTTTAGAATTAAGGCTTTAATTGACGGGCTAGACAAGGTAGAGGGCTTAAAAAAAGCTGTTCAGTCTTTGCAAACACAAGCAAGACCAGCAGCACAAGAAATTGGAAGAGTAAGACGGGCGGCTAATGCTTTAGGTCAATCTTCAAATGCCAGTGCAAATGATATAAGAAGACAGATTACAGTTTTAGAGAATTTAAGAGGTCAATTAGCAATTAATAGTCGTGCCTATAGGCAGTTTGGAAATGATATTGATATTGCAAGATCAAAGTTAGCTTCATTTAATGTCACCGCTAAAAAAGGCGGTGGTTTTATGGCTGGTGCGAAAGCTGCTGCACCAACGGCTCTTAGTGCTGCTAGTGCATCTTTCCTCCCTGCATCCGCACAATTTGGCGCATTAGCTGGTTTTCAGGCAAGTGGAATGTCTGGTGCTTTGGCTGGTGGTGCAATTGGTTTAACTGTTGCTGGTGCTGTTGGATTAGCACAACAAGCGGGTGATGCTGCTAAATATTCAGCTTCAATTAGTCGTCTAGAAATTGCTTTAAAAGCTGTCACTAAAACTTCTGAAGCATATGCACAAGCTCAACGAGTAATAAGAACAGTTACCGATGAATTAAATGTTCCTATTGAGGTATCTACAAAACAATTTACAACTTTATCAGCGTCAGTTCTTGGTGCTGGTGGATCTGTTAAAGATGCTGAGAAAGTATTTAGAGGTGTAAGTGAAGCGATCAAAGCAACAGGTGGTAATGCTGAAGATGTCCAATCTGGTATCCGAGCAATGAGTCAGATATTTGGTAAAGGTAAGGTGTCAGCCGAAGAATTGCAGGGCCAACTCGGTGAACGTCTACCAGGCGCAGTTGTTAAATTTGCTAACGCTACTGGTCGTACTCTTCCAGAACTTCAAAAAGACTTAAGAGATGGAACTGTTGGCTTAAATGATGTAATGAAATTTGTTGTCAAATTAAGTGAAGATCATAGATCTGCGGCACTAAGAATGGCTGGATCTACAGAAGAAGCTGGTCAGAGAATGGATGTTGCTTTAAAAGACTTAAAAAGAAATTTTGGTGAGTTCTTCCAACCAATTGGTGCTGGCTTTCAAAATATTATTGCTGATATGGCAGACATGGTTAATGCAGCAGTAACGGCTGGAAGACTGATGGATCAATTAAATATTAGAGGAGGTTTTAATGAGGCAAGACAAGAATTAGTCAATCGTGCCAGAGCAGAAGCAGATCAACTAGCAGAATTAAGAGGCTTGGGTGCTATTGGTAGAGCAAAATTATTTGATGAAAGATTAAAAGATTTATTAATGCAAATGGCAGATAAACAAGGTCTAAAAATTAAGCCAGAAGACTTGATCGGAACAAGGGAAGAATGGAATGTTGCTGGTGAAAATGCTTCTAATTCTGTTAAAAAATATTCTGAAAACATAAAAACAGCAATGGAAGAAATTAAAGATGCAACTCAGAGAATATTTAAAAAGATGGAAGATCAATTGGTCGAATTTATAACCAAAGGCAAGTTAAATTTCCAAGAATTTGCTAGTTCAATTATTGAAGAAATGACACGAATATTTGTCCGTACACAAATAATGAAACCTTTAACTACTTGGTTTGAAGGTCTTAATTTCTTTGCTAATGCAAAAGGTAATGTTTACGCTCAAAACGGTATTGTTCCTTTTGCTAAAGGCGGTGTAGTTGATAAGCCAACTTTATTTCCCTTTGCTAAAGGTGCTGGCCTTATGGGTGAGGCTGGCCCAGAAGCCATCATGCCTCTAAAGAGATCTCAGGATGGTCGTTTAGGTGTAGAAGCTGCAATGGGTCGCTACTCAGGGTCAGGTGGTAATACAACTGTTAACTACACAGGCCCAGTAATGAACTTCAATGGTGATGATTATGTTCCTAGATCTGCTGTAACTGACATCATCAACGCTGCTGCTAATAGAGGTGCTTCTATTGGTGAAGCTCGTACACTCTCATCTCTTAGAAACTCTCGTAGCCGTAGATCTAACTTAGGATTATGAGCCTTGTTGCGTTAACTAATTTTATAACCATTACTAAACCAAACGGTTCTGTTTCGTTTACTCCTACAAAGTTTCAAAACGGTAAATATGATCAAATAGTTGATGGGCATAACTATTTATCTTTTTTATATCAAGGTGCAACTCGTAGCCGTTCAGGAGACAACTTAGAGTCTTCTTTAATCTTGGCTAATAATGCAATCAGCATGAATTACGCACAACAGGCAGTCGTTAATAAATATCACATCAAAGTAGAAACATATTTAATGACTGAATCTTTTGCCAAGAAAAACACAACACCAATTACAAGTGAAGAATGGTTAGCAGCTTCTTTAAGTTACGACCCTGAAACGATTGAAGTTTTACTTAGTTCTAGCCTTGATGCTGTAGGAGCCAATGCACCCAATAGAGTATTAACAAGGCGAATGGTTGGTGAATTACCAGTGACAGGACAGATACAAGCACGTTGAGGCCAGATCAATTAATCGGTCTTCCTTATCGTTTAGGTGCTGATCCTGTAAAACATGGGGCTGGTGACTGCTTATCTTTGTGTCGAACAGTTCTTAAATATTACGGAATAAATTCACCAATACCTAAAAGAAGTTGGTATAGACGACTAAAAAAAGGAGACTATTCAATCTTTAATGAAGAATTAAATAAGTGGGGAGTCAAATCACACCCTAAACTAGGAGCAATTGCTTTATGTCGTAGCGAAAATGCTTGCTATGGAATGGCTGCTTTCTGGGAGGATGGATGGATAAGCTACAGAAAAACATTCGGACAGTTGGTGGTGAACTGGTGTCCCACAAACGGCCTTATGGTAGAAGGTTGTTATTGCCAACGGAAGTCGAACTCTGTAATGCCCTTGGATTAAGTGAAGACGAATATTGGTATTTTGAAGATAAGAGAATTACATACGATGGATCAAGGCCGAAAGGATATGAATTAATCCCTGATATAAGGGCTGCCGAAGTAATGGCAATCAAGATTGGTACAACAACCATTGGTGCTATTACAACTAAAATTGCTGTTGCTGTAGCTTTAACAGCTATTGGTTATTTGTTAACGCCAAAGCCTAAAGCAATGAAGGCTGGTGGTTCTCAAAGAACAGAAGATGCAATAGGTAATAAGAAATTTGCTCCACAGTTTTCTTTTAACTCTTTACAAGAACTCGCTGTATTAGGGAGTATCGTTCCTCTTGTTTTTGCTAATAGAAGAACAGAAGGTGGTGTTACTTATGGTGGAGTAAGGGTAAATTCACAGCTTTTATGGTCACAGCTTTTAAGCCTTGGAAAGCTACAACAGTTAAAGGCAATGGCTTTATTCTCTCTTGGTTCAATAGATAGAACAGCAGATCCAAGTACAGGAAAGCAAAATCCAGAATATGAAGGTTATGCAATCGGTGATATGTTGCTTAACTCCTATAACAACAGCAAAGTTGCTCTTTATTTCAGCGATGGTAGTCAGTCAAATAACAGACTAGATATTAATGACAAGTATTCAGAATCAGAATTAGATGAATCAATTTTAAGTTCTGATCCATTTTCCATTGAAGCTCCTAGTGAATCAGGAGATCCAACAACTTCTAAAGCTACAAGTAGTACCAGAAACCCTTCTACACAAACTGTCTTCGGTCTTTATGCACCGATGCCTAATTGCAACTATTACAGGTTGCCTTATCAGTTAATTCGTGCGCCAAGAGGATCAACTAACCCTGCCTCTAGAGACACACTTAGAAAACGTAAGAAAGTAGAAATTGCTAAATGGCCTATTCGTGCTGGTGTCTCCACAACTACTAATGCTGGAAACTTAAATAGTGAAATTGGCTATCAGGTATTTGGTGGTGCAAAAGATGATCCTATTGGTAGACAGAATGTTTACGCTGACACCGATGAGCAGTTTGGTTATACACCTCATGGAGTAGAAGATATTGATACAGCTACAAGTTCAATACGAGAAACGATTGATGTAAATATTGCAAAAGGTGAGTCTTACATGATCGGAACAGCAGTTGCAAAATGCTATGACATAACAGAATCAACACCTTGGACTATTGAAGGTTCAAAGCATTATCACTTTAAAGTTACTGAATCTGGAAGCGTTGATGCCTTTGGTAATTTAGCTCTCCATTGTGATAATCCTAGATGGGAACATGATAATGATAAAGCTTGGGATGTTAACGGTAGAAAGATTTATTATCAACAAAGAGGTGTTCCACCTAATACAGAAAATAGACAATTATTAGATGGATATAATATTTATTTAATCCAACGATTAGCACTTGGTACTGTTACAAATAGCCGTAGTTGTTGGATCACAGAAATAGGTCTTAAATCAAAAGTATTTAAACAAATTAGTTCAGCAAATGTTAATAGTCAGCCTAATGAAGAAGCTTTAGATCGTGCCTGGAACGATAGAACTCAGATCCAGTTAGGTCAGATGGATCTATTTGCTTCTAGGATGAGTTTCTTTAGATTACAAGTAAGAGAAGTTGGTGGTAATAATAATTGGATTAACTTAAATAATACTTTAGGCAACCATACAGGTTTATTTGCTGTAAGAGGAAACACGCCTGAAACTCAATATAATTCTATCTCTATTGCACATCCTGATCGTAAACAATATGAATATAGATTTAAACCTTACCCTGGTAATTATATTACTAAAAATCAATCAAAGATTGGACAAAGAGTTAATCTTTTAAGTGCTTCTAATAATGAAGAACATCAAGACATAGAAACATTTAGTTCAAATGGATTTGTTATAAGATTTGCTGGTGATGAAGGTTATACATTAAGCACAGCAAACTTAAATAATACAGAGTGGAAATTAGGTGATCCAGATGAAACTTATTACACAGGAAAAGTAGAAACTTTAAAGACGAGCAGTGGTTTAAATAAATGGATGAGTAATGGTGGAGCGTTCCAAATACCAAGCTCACAGGAATGGGTCTTAGATCCAAGTATGACTGATTATTACGCTGCTAATAGAGTTATCTTTTACACCGAATGGACTGACCCTGCCACTGGTGCTTATGCGGGTCATGGTTGGGGTTTGTGGTTTGATATAAGCAGAGATAGTGGCTACTGGGGAACACCTACAACAGGAACGCCAAGAGGTGCTGGTTATTGGCCTAATATCACTTTCTACAATGATTGGATTAATGATGGAGTGACAAGTAAATTTGTTGCTTCTCAAAATGCTGGTGGCGGTCATCCAAATAATGATCCAACTAAATTTTATATCGACAAATATGATTTCAAAACTGTATTAGCAACAAGTCAAAAATATAGCGTTGCAGTTCAATACGCTTCTGGTTCTTCTGGTGGTGGTTCAGGTTTAAAGGTTGATTTAGAAGTATGGAAAAAAACAGTCACAGGAGGTGATGATTTAGTCGCTGCAAGATGGACTGTTGATGCAAATAATATGGGTACTGGTTATCACCCTGACGATAAATTAAAAATACCAGCTACGGGTGATTTCCCTGGTATAGACAGCCTTGTTATTAACGTAGAACAAAAGACAGAAAGTATCTTAAATGACAACTTAAATCCTTATGACGTAGTTGCTGATTGGACTCCATACGAGGGTGATAGATGTAGCCATCAAGACGGCCCTGAACATGAAATTTGTTTCGTTAACGAAATTACAACTCTTCCAGAAGCCGTTCAATACAGTGACCTATCTTATGTAGGTATTAGATTAAATAGTTCAAAAGAGTGGACAAATTTCACTCAGCTTTCTGCTTACTTTAAAAAAGGCATCAAGGTTAAAGATTTAGTTAGTGGTGGTTCTGATGCAGCAACAAATTTATTCCCAGAAATAGCTTATGCCTTGTTAACAGACTCAAACTTAGGTGCTGGAGATTTGGTTGGTGCTGATTCTGTTGAACTAAAAGATATGAAAATAGCTGCTAATTACTGCAAGAAAAATAGATATTTTTGGGATGGAACAATTACAGAGAAAATTAATTTAAGAGATTTTCTTCATCGTCATGCTGGATATTGCTTACTTGATTTCACAATCATTGGAGGAAAATTTAGCTTAGTTCCAACACTGCCTTTCAATGATGACTTTAGTATCAATCATGGGGTGAATATCGCTACGGGGAAAAAACCTATTTTCAATGACAATTTAAGCAAGATAGGTGATGAAAACTATGTGAAAGCTTTATTTACTGATGGCAATATTGCTGATTTAAAAGTCAGTTTCCTATCTCCAGAAGAAAGACAAATCTTTAAAGCCAATGTGCTTTATAGGAAAGAAAAAGCAAATGGTTTTCCTGAAACATTATCAATGCTTGTAAGCTTGCTCCCTGCTTATGGTGGTAGTGCTACAGGTGATGATCCAATAGAAACCTTTGATCTTTCAGGTTTCTGTACCTCAGAAAGTCAAGCATTAGAT